GATTATGTACTTCGGAATGAAAACCAACCGACACTATGGGACGATACTGAGCCAATAATGTCTTGTGTGTCCTTGTATCATGGACTGTGTGAATAATAACAATATGAAAGAGTTAAAACATAACCTCCGAGTAGAGCCATACGAGTACCAACGTGAGGGTATTCTGTTCGGCCTCGAACGTCACCGCCTGTTAATTGGTGACGAGCCGGGGCTTGGTAAGACGTTGCAGTCTATCGGCATTGTCGATACTGCCTCAGCTTACCCCTGTTTGGTAATCTGCCCCTCCTCGCTGAAAATAAATTGGCAGCGTGAGTTTGAGAAGTTCACCGACAAAAAGGCTGTTGTGCTTGATAACGCAACTCGCACATCGTGGCCGTATCTGCTCGGCATGGGTATGTTCCATGTTGCCATCGTCAATTATGAGAGTCTGAAAAAGTTCTTTGTGTGGGACATCAAGGGCGGCAAAACATTCACGCTCAAAGATGTTGTATTCAACCGCGACATCAACATCTTCAAGTCAGTTATCATGGACGAGTCGCACAGGCTTAAAGACCCCACGGCTCAGCAAACAATGTTCACTCGTGGCATTGTCGAGGGTAAGGAGTGGCGCATATTGCTCTCCGGCACCCCGGTTGTCAATCACGCGCAAGACCTCGTTGCACAACTCGCCATCATGGGGCGACTGCTCTCTGACTTCGGTGGCCGTGGCAAATTCCTTGCCGACTACGGAGAGAATGAAAATCTATCCGAGTTGTCCGACAAACTGTATGATACCTGTATGATACGGCGAGAGAAAGCAAAGGTGCTGACGCAGCTCCCCGACAAAACGCGAACCGACCTCTACGTTGAAATATCCAACCGCGATGAATACGACCTCGCTGCCGCCGACCTCGCCGCCTATCTGCGCGAATACACCGAGTGTACCGACCGCGACATCCGGCGCAAAATGCGCATGGAGGCTCTGGTAAAGTTCATGACCCTGCGCTCCCTCGCTTCCAAAGGTAAGGTAAAACAGGCAACAGACTTTATACGCAATTTCCTTGCCAATGGCAAGCCTTTGATTGTGTTCTGCTCACTCAAAGAGATTGTCAAGGCTTTGCAAAAGCAATTCCCCGATGCCGTCCGTGTCACCGGCGATGATAGCCTTGCCGAGAAACAGGCTGCTGTCGATGCGTTTCAGTCCGGCGAAGCTCAGTTGATAATCTGCTCCATCAAAGCTGCCGGTGTCGGTCTGACACTCACAGCGTCCTCTAATGTGGCCTTTGTGGAATTTCCGTGGACGTATGCCGACTGCTGTCAGTGCGAAGACCGCGCCCACCGCATCGGCCAAAAGAATAACGTGACCTGCTATTACCTCATTGGCCGTAGCACTATTGACCCGGTTCTCTACAATATCATTCACAAAAAGCGGAGCATTGCCAATCAGATAATGGCCTCCGATGATGATATACCGACCGACAAAATGTATTTCGATGAACTTGTAAACTCTTTCCTCGACTATGGTTGAAATCAGCAATTCAGATATTGAGCGCATAATGTCCTGCCTCGATATTGCCATAGAACATTACAAGTCGTTGAATGGTCTGCGCAACAGCACTCACGCTTGGGCAATAGGCCAACTTAAAGATAAAATAAATCGAAAACTTAAAAAACAACATTCAAAATCAGCTAATCATGACAAAGAATGACATCGCAGTTGAACTCTGCAAGCGTATTCCCGACCTGCCGAAATCTACGGCTCTCCATGTCGTAGACGGTGTGACGGACATTCTCTCGGACGCTTTCGACCGTGGCGAAAACGTCTATCTCCGTGGCTTCGGCACGATGGAAGTCAAAACCACAAAGGAGAAAAAGGCTCGTAACATCAACGCAGGTACTACGGTTGTAGTTCCGGCACAGCGCATCGTGAAATTCAAACTCAGTAATCAACTCAAAAATCGCATGAACAATGGCACAGTGGATTGAAGTAAAAGTCCGTTACGAGAAGCTGACGGAAACAGGCAAGTCCGTAAAGGTAACCGACCCCTATCTCGTTGATGCGCTCTCCTGCACAGAGGCTGAGGCTCGTGTCGTTGAGGAGATAACTCCATTCTGCAACGACTTCAACGTTCTCAATGTCGGCAAAACCAAAATCTCTGAAATCTTTTGGAGCGAGGGCGGCGACAAGTTCTATAAGGTCAAGGTCAATTTCATAACCATAGACGAGAAAACAGCGGCAGAAAAAAGGAGTGCCTCTTATATCCTCGTGCAAGCCTCCAACTTTGCTGAAGCTCTCGCCAACTTCAACGAAGGTATGCGAGGAACACTGGCCGACTATGAGATTGAGGGTATCAACGAAACAAAGATTGTTGATGTCTACAAGTACAAAGTCCCGGAGGAGGCACAGAACACCGCTGAGGAAGTGGCCGAAAAGGTGGCCGCTGACAAAGGTGTGCAACGCGCTGCAAGGAATTTCCGCAATGCGGTGCCGGATGGTACAAAGGTATCAATGTCGGTTCACGGTGCCGACGGCACGGTTATCCCGGAAACAGTCATTGTCGATAAATCCAAACCAAAGGACGATGACGATTGACGAATTTAAGGCATTGCGCGTTGCACCGGTCACAAAAAAACGCAACAAGTATGGTGCAAAGAAGTCCGGCGGCTACGACTCCAAAAAGGAACATAGCAGAGCCAACGAACTGAAGCTGATGCAACGCGCCGGCCTTATCTCTAATCTCCGTGAGCAAGTAAAGTATGTGCTTATCCCTGCGCAACGCGACACTGCCGGCAATCTCTTGGAAAGGGAGTGTGCCTATTATGCCGATTTTGTCTACAGCAAAGACGGTAAGACCGTTGTCGAGGATACAAAGGGAGTCCGCACAAAAGAGTATAAAATCAAACGAAAATTGATGCTCCATGTCCACGGAATATCAATCGTAGAAATTTAATCAATACGGCTATGGCACGAATAGCAAAATCGGGGCTTGAGTATTTCCCTTTTGATATAGACTTCTTTCAAGACATACGCATTCGCAAGTTAATCAAGCGTCAAGGTGGTAAAGCTGTTACAGTATATGCTCTCCTGCTCTGTCTTATCTACAAGAATGGGTACTTCATGCAGTGGGACGATGAGTTGCCTTTCATTGGCTCGGAAATGTCGGGCTTTGAGGAGGCTTATGTATTGGAGGTTATTAAAACCTGCCTGACGTTGGGGTTATTCGATAAAAATATGTATGACACGGAACAGGTCTTAACATCTAAGGGTATTCAAGTGCGCTATTGCAATATTCAGCGCCTCAACAAACGTATGAGCCGGATTGATAAATACTCTTTGTTGGACGAGCCTCAGCAAAGGACTACAGCAAGCAAACCTAAAACGAAACAGCCAAAAGCGGCGAAGCCGGTCACACCACAGGCACCTGCGCAGGTTACACCCGTGCCTCCGGCTCCGACCAAAACAAATAATACGGAGTGGCTTCGTGAGTTTTTTGCCAATGGGCAGAGTGAAAACTTACAAATGCTTTGCAAGAACTTCGGATTAGGTTATGGCGAGATAGGTATATTGCGCTCATTGGCAGAGGCTGTCGTAGCTGAATGGGAGCTGTCAAAAACTCAACATAGAGATTACAGCGATTGGTCGCGTCACCTTATATCGGCCATGAGGATTAAAAACCGCGACACAGTATCAAATACAAATAACCAACCCTCAACACCTGCTCCGACTGATTACACATTTGGCGGTGGGTTTGGAGGCCAAGACGTTTGATTATGTTACAGAAGATTGGAGATAGTTTGCCGGATTGGATAACGCAACAAAACGCATATCGTCAAGAACGAGAGGAGCGTGAGTTGCAAGCCAAGATGGAGCAAGACCACGCCCGCCGTATGGCCGCTGAGCCTAAAACCGAGGAGGAGCGCCAACGCGCCGAACTCGCACGGATTGGTGTGTCGGCTGTTGATAACGTGATTAGACGTGTCATGAATGATGTGCGAAAAGCAGAACAGAAACGGCAGCTTCTTGAAATCCCGGAGGTGTATAAAGCCCACTCTCGTCTGCTTTTGCAGATAGCAAACAAGGTTCTTGCTTACCAACATCGTGAGTTTGTGATTGATGATAACAACCGTGACGTACTGCGCTTTCTCCTGCTGTATTTCAACAATTGTCCTTTGGCTGAGGAGGTCTTTCCGGGTCGTGGGTACAAGTTGCACAAACACATTATGCTTCACGGCAATGTCGGCACCGGCAAAACCCTGTTGATGGAGATATTCTCTGAATACCTGCGCTACACCGAAAACCCGAACTTCTTCCACAACCTATCGGTCACGCAAATGATAAACTACTATACTTTGCACAACAACCTCGACCGATACACATTCAATGAGGAGGAAAACAAGGGCTTCCAATGTAAGCCGGTTAATATCTGCCTCAACGACATCGGGGTTCAGACTACCACCTTTTACGGCATGGATACAAAGGTGCTGACCGATGAATTTCTCCATGCACGAAATGAAATTTGGTCGCAGTTCCACCTCAAGGCACACGTCACTACCAATCTTTCTATTGAGCAGCTCAAAGAAAAGTATAAGGACGGCTTCGGGCGACTGATTGACCGCTTCAAAACATACAACGTAATACCCATCGGTGGCAAAAGCCGAAGATAAAATAATAGTAAAATATGAATGACGAAACTCTGAACACCGCTATCGACATCAAAAAGCAGATAGCGTATGTAGAAAAAATCTTAGCAAATATTGAGAGAGGCAAATTTGTCGAAATCATGTTTGCCAATGCCGGATGTTGCTGCGCATCCTCATGCTGTGAACTACTCACTGACGAGGAAGTAGACAGGTATAGAAAGGATATTGCAGAAGCTGTCCGCATCAAGGCACAGGCTCGGCTCGAAGCTCTCCAAACTGAATACAACAACCTCTAAAATAATATCAACAATGACAGCAATTACAACTATCCTTCCCGAAGTGCAGAAATATTCGCTGTTGGCCGGTTGCATGACTAAGGTCGCCCATGAATATAACGGTACTAATTTCGAGGCTATAAAAGTAAAGCTCGCTCTCGTTAGCAAGACTATGTTGAACGCGGTGGAGAAAGCAGAACAAATCTTCGGTAAATTCAAAAAATAACATTATGCAAAAGAAAAAATGTGAAATCTGTGGGGAAATGGTTCCCCAATGCGATATGTCAAGAATGCCGCCGACTATGGTGCATACACTTCTCGCAAACGCTTCTTCGGGATTTTCGCAAAGTATGGTTTGCCGATAGTGTTCCCCGAACCTACGCATAGCAAAACCGGCGAGGCCGGACTGTTCAACGATACTCAGAAGTGGAAGCCTGTGCGTGATGTTCTTGACTTTGAAGATGAGGGCAAATCAATCTTTTCTCGCGAAAAGCCTCTGTCTGAAAAGACACTTGAGCGTATCTATGCTGGACTTATAAAGTTCGTGGCCGGTGGAAAATCCGCTTTCATGGTAAAGTACAACAGCGTTAATCAGAAAACAGGAAAATATGTGCCTCCCTCTCTTGATAGTCCATGCCCCACGGTAGCAACGCAAGGCCGTCTTGCACTTGCTTCGGTAGCTTTCTTGTCTAAACAGTTTGGAGGTGCGCCGGAGGGTAAGAACATATCTGTAGAAGAACCTGCAGGTACTATTACGACAATAGACCATCACGCATTTGTATCGTATGGAATAATCGACATCAAGATGAGAATGTTGAAGATACCCGAACTCAAAAAAATAATGGGCTTCCCTGAAGATTATGTGCTTATCGGTACACAGGCAGACCAAAAGAAATTCATCGGAAATGCTGTAGAGGTAACAATCGCTCGTGCATGGTGTGAGGCTCTATGCTGTGAATTAGAAAAACATCTTAAAAAAGAAATAGTATAAAATTAACAAACGAGTATTCTTTGAAAAGGTAGCCCTCATGCGTGAGGCTCAAAAAGACTTTTTCCGAACACGGTCAAATGACGCTCTGCGCAAATCTAAGGCTCTTGAAGCCGAGATTGACCACGAGATTGAGCGTGTGCGCGATATGGGTTACACTCAACAGAAACCCAAAGAGCGAAATCTATTCTCTCCCACAACTTAAAGTGGGCGTACCAATCATTAAAACTAATTTTGCCAATTATGAAAAGTATATTGCCCAACTCACGCAAGCACGACATATCATTCCATGCCTCCGGCAAGATTGATATATCAGCACATATCGCCAAGAAGCTGTCACTTGCTCCCGGTGATGTGATTGACATCGCGCAGGGGTGTGGCGAAATGTATCTATATGTTAAACTCCGCTCCGGCAATTATGCCGGCCGGCACGATGGTCGAGTGTGGGCGACTGCTAACGGTAAGGGAACATTCCGCACTTGCTCTAAGGCTTTGGCGACCGCCATGCTTGTGGCCGCAGGTGTCAATGATAGACTGCGCTGTCCGTGCGGAACGGAGATTGAACGCGACAACACCAAGTACATAACAATCATATACCGTTGCTCATTATGATTAAAGATATTAAATACAACGGCTACACGGCTCAACCGTCCGACTACGAATGCTCGGACGGTCAGCTTGCAACATCGCTCAATCTCATCAGCGAGGACAGCCAATTGAAGCCACTTCTGCAACCGATACCAACATCTATTGGCCTGTCTGCTTCTCAAAAGGCTGTCTACATTCACGGAACATCGGCATACAAGCACTATATCCTTTTGGAAGGAAAAACGGTTAGTTGGCTCGACAACTCAACCTATGGAGATACGGCCTCAACACCAACTGTCCTACGCTCTTTCTCCGGGGTTGATATTTATCAGTTCAGCTCTATTGGTAATACCTTGCTCATTCTCTGTTCTGACGGTATGCACTATTTCCTTTGGAAAGGTGACACGTCCGGCTATTTGTATCTCGGCACCTCCATGCCCGAATGTTCACTTTCGTTTGGTTTGCAAGGTGAAATGAAACGAACAGACGAGTTTACCATAAACTACAGCATACACAAGAACAATATCTATTCTGAGTTTGACGATACTCAGAAAACCAATATCACCAATCAAGTCTTAGCCAAGATAAACAAATTCATTGCTGAGGAGTCTACACAGAAAGGCAAATTCATATATCCTTTCTTCGTAAGATATGCGTATCGCCTGTATGACGGTTCTCTGACCCGGCATTCAGCACCTATCCTTATGATATGTAGCTCCGAGAATACACCTCGTGTATTTTGGTTCAATCTTCATGGAAAAGACGACACATATACAAGTGCTGTTCTTCGTGTCGTTGCTCCTGTGCATACTCTCGACTACGCACTTAAATCCGACTTAAACTCGCTTAAAAATTGGAGCGACATTATTAAGTCGGTGGATATATTCATTTCCAAACCTATCTATACATACGACCAAAACGGACAATGCGAAAAATTTATCAATGGCGGTGAGGATTTATCGAGCTTCAGCGTCTGCAAGCATACGAACCAAGCGGCAAGTACATCTACATATCCACTCCGTTACCAACTCAACAATTTTGGAAAACTCTATGCATTTACTTTTACCCCTAATAACCTTTCTTTGCGACCCGGAGGCGTGTTGGTGACTCCCAAACGTAGTGCAGACGCAGTTAAGGAAGATATACGCAGTTGTTCGCAATTCTATTTCCTGCATAGCATACGTGTTGAGGAACTTAAAACAGAACGTACCATTATACCGGTTAAGGAGGACTATCTACAATCGCTTGTAACTCGTGAGGTAATGACTGACGATTACGACAGCCACGATAAAATAATACCGCATCAAGCGTTTGCCTACAACTCTCGCCTTAATCTCTCAGGTGTAAAAAAGCAGTTGTTTCAAGGTTTCGATGGTTTTTCTTTATTCAATTATTCGGACGGATATGTTGCTCATTGGTCCGATGCGCCACCAACAACTATTGATAGAACTGTCGGTGTATTGGTGGCCGTCTACATCAAGCAAGACGGCAAGGACATCATTGTATATGGCACCTCCGGCTCTTGTGGGCATGAGGCTCCGTTACTGTTCTTTTATTATCCGAATGTCAATGCGTATAAGGCGGTGATTATCCGTACAGATTATTTCGATATGGCGCACCTTGTTGTCCCGTTGGAGCCTCACGGCTTTCTCAATGGCTCGTTCTACTTCGGAGGTTGGGACGAACCTGCCGGAGTTTCACAAGGTAGACCGCCGCAATCATCAATTGCAGACCGCACTATTGAAGTGTTCAATAAGGTCTATACGTCCGAGGTGAATAATCCGTATATCTTCCCGTTGCTCGGCATAAACACCGTGGGCACCGGGCGCATTATGGCAATATCGACAGCGGCCAAAGCTCTCTCTGAGGGTCAGTTCGGACAATTCCCACTATATGCCTTTACCGATGAAGGCGTTTGGGCTTTGGAAGTATCATCTACCGGCTCATATTCCGCTCGACAGCCTATTACGCGCGATGTTATTCTTGAAAATACTGAGCCTCTACAAATGGATAGTGCGGTTCTCTTTGCAACCGACCGAGGCATTATGCTTATATCCGGCTCACAGACTCAATGTATAACCGATGTAATCAATGCGGAGGAACCGTTCAATGTCCTGCAACTTCCCGGCATGGATAAATTACACTCCATGCTTGGCCATGATGCAGACACTTGTCTGCCGACTGCTCCCTTCTTGGATTTTATTTCCGAATGTGGTATGCTCTATGACTATGTGCATCAACGTGTGATTGTCTATAATCCCAATTACACTTACGCATACGTCTACTCTCTAAAATCGAAGGAATGGGGCATGATGTATTCCACTATTGAGGCCGGTATAAATTCTTATCCGGAGGCATTGGCAGTAGACCATAATGGGGCGCTGTTGAATTTCTCGGCCATGCAAGGAGTGGAAACAAAAGGTTTGCTCGTTACCCGTCCGCTCAAACTCGAAACACCCGACATTCTCAAAACAATGGACACAGTAATTCAGCGAGGACACTTTCAGAAAGGCAATGTGCAAGCCGTCCTCTATGGCTCTCGCGACCTCTACAATTGGCACTTGGTATGGTCGAGCAAAGACCATTTCTTGCGCGGCTTCCGTGGCACACCTTACAAGTATTTCCGTATCGCGTGTGTCACTTCGCTGTCAGCAACAGAGAGCCTGTTCGGAGCCTCGTTGCAGTTTACTCCACGTCAGACCAATCAACCAAGATAACATAGGTTTTAG